GCCATCCACGGGGTGAGGGTGATGGTGCCCGTCGCGTTGGCAACGGTCACGCCCGAGGCTCCGGTATGCGCCCAGACATCGAAGCTCATCCGTCCCCAGCCGACGTAGTCAGCGATATCCACGGCGATACCCGTGGCGTAGGGGATGGAGCCGCCCCCGATGAGGGCCGCCTTGTCCGTCACCTGCATGGGCAGGATTTCGAACGACTTGAGAGTGCCGTAAAGGTCCATGTTTTTTCTCCTTCTCAGAAGGTTGTCGTCCTTGGTTTGGAAACTTTCCAGGCCCCCCTATGAAGTCGTGTTGCTCATGAAAGAGAAGCTCTCGGCGTGCCGGACCATGCAGTCGTACCGCAGAACGCAGTACACCCACACCTCGTCGAGCATGGCCGCTGCATCCGTTCCGGCGAGGTTAACCTGGTTGAAGGCTTGGAGTTCGAGGCCGCCCCAGACGCCGTAGATCAACTCTTTCCAGTTGCCGAAGTAAACCTCGGCGCAGTTGGCCGTGCCGCCCACGGTGATGTTGTTGGGAATCTGCGAGGTGACGAAGTAGGGATAGCCGAGGATTGTCGGCTTGGGCATCGCCCATGTCTCGGGGCGGAATAGATACTCGGTATTGACCGAGCCGGTGAACTTGCGCACGACGGCGATGGTCCGCGGGTTGAAGCCGTAGGCGAAGTTGCCGTCTTCCATGAGGGCCTTGTCCTGCTCTATGTACTCGAAGAAGTTGTTGAGCAGGGCGAGGGTGATGGCTCCCGCCGAAGCGGAAACCAGATTGAGCCCTGTGGGCTGGTTGGCGATGCCGAGGGGTTCGTTCGAGGACCCCGTTCCACGCAGCCCCATGTCGTCCAGGTCCAGGGCGAAGTTGGAGTTGATGTCGTCCTTGATGATGGCCTGCACGTCGAGGTTGCTCATCATCTCCAGGTCGTTGGAAAGCCGCACGAGGGACTTGGCCCGGTGTGGGGTCATGACCTCTTGACCGAAGGTGAGGCTCGAAGCGGTCGGGGCCGTGCCTTCCGCGACGTGGTAGACGGTCGAGGTGCCGGTTTTCTTCGGCATTTTGAACGTCCCACCCTTGAGCCCCGTAATCATCCGCGCCCCGTGCTGGAGGAGCTTGGGCTTGTCACGGAGGTCCTCGATGTACTCGCTCGAAAGCTGTTCGGCCACGAGGTAGCCGCCCGCCGAGTCGGACCCGAGGGTCTGGGTCTTGAGCATCCGGTCGAGCTGCTTGAGTTGCTCTTCCTTGCCGCCGAGCTTGTGAAGCTCCTTGATGTAGTCGTACTCGGCCGGGGCGTGCTTCTCGGCGTTGCCCTTTCTGAGCGCGAGCATGAGGCGGGGCAGCGAGAAGAGACCCTTCTTCACCGCGTCCTCGGACCCGGGCAGGCTCATCTTTTCGGAGTGGGCGACCATGGATTTCTCCCAGGCCTCCAGTTTGTTGGCCATTGCGGCTTGGCCTTCGACCATGCCCTTGACCTTCTCGTCCACCTCTTCGCTAACCATCTCCTTGACGGCCGCGATGCTGTCCTCCCGACGCTTGGCTTTCGCCTCTTCGGGGGTCAGCGTGTCTGTCCCTTTCTCACTCATCGGATAGTCTCCAAAGTTTTGCAGTTGTGCTCTAGGCGAAATCGTCAATGAGGTCGCCGGAATCCTCATTTTCCGGGGGCGCTTCTTCCTCGTCCGCGTCGGGCTCGGGTTCCTCCTCCATGTCATCGAAGAGGTCTCCGTCGCCGTACACGTCCTCCCCCACGCCGTCCGGTATTTCGTCCGGCGGTTCTTCGTCCGATTCCGCATCCGAGGGTTCGCCCGAATCGGGTTCGGTTGGCTTGGTCTCAGGCTCCTGTGGTTCGTCCTCCTGGTCTTTGCTGAATAGGGTATCGAGCAGGTTCTTGGCGTTTTGGCCTATCGTGACACGGTCCTCGAGTGCTGTCTTGAGCGCCTCGCGTGCCTCCGGGTCCTCGCCTGTGATGGCTGCGAGGGGGATGATGACCTCGGGAACGGTCTTGTCGTCGGCCGGTTCGGGCTTGGGCTTGGGCTTGGCCGGCGCAATTATCGTCTTGCTCGATGCAATCTCGAATCCCAGGGCATCGAGCAGCTTCGGCGCCTCTGCCCCGTAGGTCTTCTTGGCCGAGAAGAGGAGGGCGTCGTAGTTCGAGCCGATGATGCACCCGGAAAGTTCCCACAGCTCGGCCTTCTTGATAAGCACGCCGTAGGCCCCGAGGTCCATCTTCTCCCTGTCCTCTTCGGTCTCCGCAAACTCCATGGACGTGGGCCGGAAGCCTACGCTCACGGCCTTCAGCATCGGAGGGCTCGAAGCGTACATCGAGAAAATCATGTCCACGACCTTCTGGGCATCCTCGGACTCCAGGTTCTCGGGGAACATGACGAGGAACTTGAGGGCTCGAACATCGCCCACGGTATCCTTCCACGCCTTGAGGCCCACTGCCCGGGGGAGGCCGCCGTAGTCGTGCGCCCATGGGAAGGCGGGATTGCGTTTCCATTCCTTCATATCCCAGCCAGCCACGAGTATGCGGTCCCCGTCCCGGTCGCGCCGCTCCGTCGAACCTACGAACTCCAGGACCCGCATGGATTGACTCGGCTCCTTGGTCAGATAGGCCACCGCATCGTCGGTGAACGAAGCCTGCTCGACCTCGAATGACTTCATCACCTGGTCATAGGTCAGCCGCGTCACGGATGGCACGAGGGCCTTGGCGATGGTCGATTTATCCTCGTGGGCCTTGCGGTAGGCATCGAGTCTCTGTTGGCCTTCCAGGGCCGCGATATCGAGCGTTGTCGCCATGGGGTCCTCCCTATTTGTTTGCCTTGCGGATGTTCTTCTTCATCGTCTCGAAGATGGCCTTGTACCATCCGAGGGTCTTATTGTAGGCCCGCTTTTCGAGTGGCTTGGCCACGGATTGGGCTGACTTGGCCATGTCGGGCCGGGCGGTCTTGTCGTCGTCGAAGACGGGGACCTGCACACACCTACAATTTACAGATTCGCCAGCCGGCGCATTGGGGTCGTGAGGGTGCAAAAGCGAATTGCCAGCCCCCGAAATAAACTTCTCCCCCAATTTGCGGACCTGCCCGTCCATGGAGATATGCGAATCCCGCACCCCGAAACCTGCCGTAATCCACTCGCTCGATGGGACCTCCTCCTTCTCCATTCCGATGTACCGGGTATTGTCGAGCACGTCGCCGACCTCTGTCCGAGCGATGGTGCCCGAGTAGCCCTTCTTTGAAATCTTGAAGAACTTGTCGAGTTCCTGGGTTATCTCCTCGACGGTATCCCCGGCGGCGATGGCCTTGCGGACTTTCTTCTTCATCCGCTTGTGCAGGTTCTTGGGGATAGTTTTGACTTTGTTCCACTTCTTACCGAAGAACTTAGCGAACTCGTCGGCCTCGTCCGGGTCCCATCCCATGCCGCCGGTCAGGCCGATTTCACTGGCGAGTTGGTCGAGGCCCTTGTCGATGGCGTCCTCGAAGATGGGCGTGAGGTATTCCTTCATGAGAAGGAACTCGTCCCCCTCGTCGAATAGCTCTAGAGGCATAGTCACCTTGGCCATTGGTGGGGCGGGGAGGGCCTTCGTGGCAACGATATCGTCGTCAAGGTCTTCCAATATGCCGAGGATTTCCTCGGGCGTTTTGCCCTCTTCTATGGCCTCCATGATGGCATCCTTGAGCATGGCCTTCTCGCCACCCCCGGATGTCCCGCCCGTCGTGCCCTGCTCCCACATCATATCGGCGGGCATGAGGCCACGCCGGACGAAGATGGTGTCGGCGAATTCGTTGCCGTCCAGGTCCAGGCCAAGGTTGAGTACCCGGTTGCATTCACGGAGCGATACTCCGGCCTGTTGATACCTTCCTAGGATGAGGGCAGCCTCGCCACGGTTTGCCTTGTAGCATTCGAGGCCCGACGAGTCGAACTTGACCCATGTTTGCTCGCGGCGGTATCTGAGCCACTGAGCGTCCATGGTCGCGGTGATGAGGCCGCCTAGCGGCAATATGGCCCGAGAATAAAAGGCCTTTTCGGCCTCTATGGCATTTGCCAGGACGTAGCCCTCTGTCAAGCCGAGTACGTGCTTGTTACAGCCGAACACGGCAATGACCTCATCTCGATTCCAACGGCGTTGATCGAGGAACTCCATGTCGCGCTGCGTGAGTTTCACGTCAGTGAACTTGGTCCCCTGCTCGAGCGCGATGACCTTGAAGGCGTTGCGAGAGCCCGAATGTTCCTGCGTGAACTGCGCCTTCATCCGGCGCACGATAGCATCGTCCCCTTCCCCCGCAAAGGAGATGATGCCGGATACGATGCCCGCGTTAACGAAGTACGCTCTGTTGTATTTTTGGGCGAGGTAGTCGTCGGTCAATCCAGCGTTGGCCGCTGATAGCGGGGACAGGCCACCCCATGGATTGTCGGGGTCGGGGCGCTTGAAAAACAGGACCTGGAAGTCTAGGAAATTCACCCGCGTCCTGCCGTTCTCGTACTTCCAGCCGAAGAGCCATCCATTGACGAGGATGGGCTTCATGTGCTTGGGGTGGACGATGAGTAGCTCGGATGGCATCTCGTCCATGGTGGTGACGGGCAAGCCGTCCTTGGCCATCTTGACAACGAATGACAAGCCCCTGGCGAGGAGGTGGATACCAATAAGGCTGATGAACTCTTTCTGCGTATTGACCTGTCGGCTCGGGGCCTTGAGAAGCTTTTCGAGGTCGCGGTCAACGGCGGGCTCCGGGTCGTCCTCCGGCCCCTTGTAGTGCCGAAGGGGGAGGTCGGATAGGCTTCGGGTGATGGCGTCGATACAAGCATAAACCCAGGCGTGTGTTTTGTGCGCGTCGCCAGGCCTCTCCTGCCCGCCGTCCCCGAGGTTGGAGAACATGGAGGCAAGGGGTGGGAAGTTCGGGCCGCTTTTTCCCACGACCTCCGTGGACGTAGGGATAGCGTCTGGCGCCACGAGGCGCTCGGCGTATCGCTGCACACGCTTGACTAGAGAAGCCATATTCGCGCCTCCCTGGGGGCAAGCTCGCGGACGCACCACGCGATAGCACAGGCCATGACCCGGTCATCGTGGGTTCCCGGCCGCGCCTCGTATTTCCTGCCATGGGTGTCCAGGCAGAAGTTCAGGCATTCGTTGAGGAAATGCCGGTCGTTTATCTCCATTCCCTTGCCCTCGACCGCCTCATCTCGAATCTTATCGAGCATGTCCGGGCGCGTTTTGGAATTAGTCTGCCATCCCAATTTCCCCTTGGCCTTCGGGTCCGCATCGTAATCCTTGTGGACAAAAAGCCTAGGGTATTTCTCGACGTTGCGTAGGGTGTTGAGTACCGAGTGGCCATGGTTGTTGGCCTCGACGGCGAGTGCTGCATCGTTGTAGAGCCTGCCAAGGGCGGCGAGCTTCCCGGCATATAGTTCGGGTGCCCAATGGCCGTGCAGGACGGCGCACTGCCTTCCCTGGCGGTCTAGAACGTATGCCGTGTCCGCATCGCCCTGGGCCAAGCCCTCGGCTGTATCCGCACCGATGTAGTATTTGACCCCCTCCTCGGGCTCGTGCCAGATGACGAGGTGTTCGTTGTCGTGGGTCGAGGCGGGTTGGGCGCATGTCGGGATACGGGATTGAATGAACGGCACGTCGAACCAACAGTCACCGGAGACGATGAAGGCCTCTTGCCATGTCTCGGGGAAATGCTCTTGGAATAGCCTACCCATCTTCTTTTGCTTGGACCGGCGGTACTTGACCTGCTCGTCGGACCACGGGCCGAGGGTACGGCTGCGCTCGATTTCCTCGTCGGTCCGGTCGATGACCTCCCCGGGCTCCAGGGCCACGATGTTCGTGGGGTCAGCGTACCACGGGAGGAAGATCGGTGTCCAGTCAGAATC